CTAAAATAATTCCAACAATCCAACCTCCAATTCTACCTGAAGCCGCGAAGATATTTCCAATACCTTTTAGTAGTTGTGAACCAAACGTTAAAACGAAACCGATAATGACTAATGTGATAATTCCTTCCATAATTTTATTTTTTTATTTATACAAATATAGTGAATAGTATTCACTTACACAAATTATTGAGCATAAAAAAACCTCAGTCGGTTAAAACTGAGGTTAAGGAAGATATATAATAGAGTATAGAACGCTGAGATTACACGTTTATGGTGACTTGTCTTTAGTGAGATTACCCTATATCGGTTGCTCATGTATCCACTCTCGTTGCCGAAAGTATCAAGTCAGTGTCGGTTATTTGAGTGAACCACTCTTTTCGTTAACAACTACTCAACTACTACTTTACTCTGTCAAACCTTGCGAGTTCACTAAGGGACGGCCATCCCACCAGGTATTTGATAATTGACATCAGGAGACTTGCGGTCTACCGATGACTTCGTTAGTCTATTGACTCGAAGTGTTAGACACCTTTCGTTGTCAACGCCCGAAGAACTTTTGCTCTCTTTTAGTTTTAGTAAAAGTAACGATGGAAATGAGAAAGATGTGCTTCGGGAGAAGTTTCGTTTCTTTTGAAAACAAAATGCTTCACACCTCTCTGTAAGTCTGTCAACTTACGGTACTTCAGGAATACGTTAACTTATCGTATCGGAATTCCTTTGTACTGGTACTCAGCCCTACAACACCTGACAGGGTGTGTCGAACCGTCACCTGTAGCTTTTCCTATTGATATCACTATCTCAACTCTGATATTCCACGGACTCAGAGTGGTCTCGTCCCTTTAGCAGTTGCCCTTAGGGTCTTGACCGTAGCCACTTTGTTTAGTTGTCAGAGTAAACTCTGCGAATATTCACGATGTACTATTCTCGTTTCAATCCCTTTAGTCCCATTGCTGGGGTTATCTAACGACGCTAAACCGCCGTCAAATGTCATACTTAACCGTTTAAGAAAAAGGGGTTAATCTTTTGTATTCCTTTCACAAACTGTGATGGTTAAGGTGACACTTACTAATATTTTCAAAGAACGTCTTCAGTACTCTTACTGAATTGTTTTACAAAACTACAACAAATTTTTTAATCTGTCAAACTTTTTTTTAAAAACTTTCTGATTTTCTGTTGGGTAAGATATAAATACTCCAATAAATCTCAAAAGTTATACAAATATACAAAAAATTTACTCTCAGACAAGCCCTTTAAGGGTTTTTTTGTGTTTTGTATTAAAATTATTGGATATTTACCCTATAATTACTCCATTAGAATCAAAATACTTATCTAAAGTACCTAATCTATCATCCGCATCTACTAACATTACTAACGCCTCTTCAGCGTTTTTATAGAAGTCCCCTGTTGAGTGGTCTCCGATTCCTACTGCTTTACCACCAAGTAGTTCAAGTGATAATAATGCCTTTGCTTTATCTGCCTGTGCAGATGTTCTTAACATGTTTACTAATTTGTTCATTTTAAAATTATTTTTATAAGTTTATTAAATTGTTTTGTCATTGGTTCGGGTAATTCATCTTTACCAAAATACCCACATTCCGTGTGTTCGTCCCCATCATAAGCATTTTCTAAATCAGGAAACATCTCTTCTTCAACATCCATAAGGTAGGTATAAAACATACCTTTAACTTTACTTCCGTCTCTGTTATACCTTTTTATTACCGCAGCAAACTCTATGTCTCCTAACACAGGTAAATCAGTCTCTTCTATAAATTCTCTAATCGCAGCATCTTTAGTTGGTTCGTCTTCTTCCACACTACCGGCAGGACATGACCAAAAACCTGGTAAAGTTGTTTGTGAGTTTCTTTTACAAAGTAACACCTTATTATCACATCTTACGATTATTCCTGCATATTTTTTCATTATTAGTTTTATTGGATATTTATTAGTATGAAAGTAATCATAGAAAATAATATTTTAAAAGTCAAAGTTTCTTCCACTAAAAAATCCATAACTGATGGGATGATGGGAAAAAGATTTGATGAATCCTTTGATGGTATGTTATTTTTCATGCCTGAACGTACTGAACAAAGTTTTTGGATGTATAATTGTATAATACCATTAGACATTATTTTCATAGATGGAACAACAATAACTAAAATTCATTCTAACTGTCAACCGTGTAATAATAAAGAAAATTGTGAATCATATCAAGGTTTTGGTGATACAGTTTTAGAGGTTGAAGGTGGATTCTGTGAAAATCATGGTATAAAAAAAGGAGACAATGTCTCCTTCTCTTTGATTTAATATAATTTAGTGTTTCTTGAATTCTGTTGATGTTTCAATACCAACAATTCCGTCAATCAAGTTTAAACCATTATCTTTTTGAAACTTCTTAACCGCTCTCATCGTATCAGGTCCATAGATTCCATCAATTCCAGCGTCCCCTAAATCATAACCTTCTTTATCTAAAATTGTTTGAATTTCTTCAACTCCTTTACCTTGTGAACCCATTGATATTAATTCAGAGTTATCACCGTTATCAACAATATCCGTAATACTTAAATCTTCACGTGCAATTTTTCCCTCAACTTTATCAACAACTTGTCCTGGTTCGATAACAATTAACTCACCCCCATCAAGACTATCTTTTAAAAATGGCCATGGGTCAATAGTACCTCTTTTATAACCACCTCTTTTCTCATACATTGAAAAGTGTAAATGTGGATGAGTTCCTTTTGCATTACCTGTATCACCAACTGTACCTATGAATGTACCTTTTTTAATATCATCACCTTTACCTATATTGTCCGATACTTGGTCTAAGTGTGCGTAATAATAAACTATACCATTTAATAGTACACTAACTGTCTTACCACCACTAGTTCTATCTTTTCTTCTAACTTTAATCACTTCCCCATCAGTAGCGGAAATAATTGGTGTGCCTTTAGGTGCAAATATATCAATCCCTAAATGTCCTCCTCTGTGTTGATGTTTAGCATCTCCTGAACCATAATCACTATTATGAATAGCTTCGTCTTTATCTAATACTTTTTTCTTACCTCTACCTAAACCTGAGGAATCATACCCAACATTAAAATCTTCATTACCAATTGGAAAGATAAACCCTATATTTTCATTTATAACTGACTCATTTAAATTTTTAGAGTCATTGATTTTTTCTTTAAGTTTTTTTACAAACTCATTCTGAATCATCTTAGTGAACTTAACATAAGGTGAGTCACCTTTATCTTTATTGTATTTATATTTACCTTCAGGTTTTCTCTTACCTCTACCGAAATAATTAAGTGCGGATATATTAGTAATACATTTGTGTCCACCTGAGTTAGCTTGAATCATTTCCCATGCTGGTACACCTAATTTGTCCAATATCGCCCACTCATCTTCAGTCAACTTAGTTGATGGTTTGTCCATTATATCTTTTAATTTTTCCATATAGTTATCACCCCCATCCATTGAACGAACCTTATCACCATAAAAAGCTTCTAAATCCGCATTAGTGAAACCAACTGACTCATCTCCAAATTGTTTATTACCTTCTGATATCCATTTGATAGTAGATAAAGGAATTATCTTATCTCTTAATTGACTCTCCCATTTACTTAATACTTCTTGAGCTATATCACCTAAGTTAACACCTTTTAATTCTCTCTCACCTTTAAATGGGTTACATGATGCTTGTACTAATCCCATAGGCCAAGCAATAACTAAGAAATCCGCATCAGGATTATTTTTAAATGGGGTATAACGGTCATAAGAACCTGGTTTAAACATTGAACCACCTCCGTATTGTACTATAATTCCGTCATCAACATAAACTTTATCACTATCTTTTTGTTTCTGTACATAATCTTTTTGATTTAACGCCATCTCTTCAGGTAACGCGTACCCCTTTTCAGCGGCTAATCTATTAATGTTTTGAAATATGTTTAATAGTGATGGTTGAGATGTCATTACTAAATCTTCCATAAAACCTGGTTTATTTTTATAAGCTAACATAAGTTTGTTAGTTGCTAAACCTAAAGCCATTTTATTTTTCTGTAATGACTTATCTTTTTGTAATTTAAATACAAAATTCATTATATCTTGTGGTTCTAACCCATACTTAGCAAAATCTGCAGAATCGACTGTAGATATTAGTCTAATATCATCGGAAGTAAAGATATCACTTGGTGACATTATTTGAGATAAGGTCTCAACATTTGAACGTGATGACCTGAATGATGTTGATGTATCACCTTCCACACCTGTTTGACTATCATGATGGTCTGTATGTACAACAAACATCGGCTTTCCATGTGCGAAATCAACTAAAACCGGCATAGTATCACCTTTAGCATCTTGTTTCTTTACCGCAAATTCCTTATCACCGTATTGTATTATTTCAGAATCAACAACTTTGATTCCATTATTCTCTAAATAATTTTTCATAGCTAAGGCAGTCGTAACACCGTCTAAATCTTGATGAAAATATATTTTAGCTTTCTGATATCTCTTAGATAAATCTTTGATATTTCTTAATCCTGATTCTTTAATTAATTTTTTCATGATATAAACATATTTTTTTCTTTTGTTCTTCTATTTTTAAGACCGTCATTCGAGGACTTATATGATAAAATACTTTCTGCCGCTTTTTTATTTTGACCAGATTTAACATATTGTATGAATCTTGACATTCTAACTGAATCACATCCAGTATTAAAAACTAATGATATTAACGAATCAAATTGTCCTTGAGTTAACATATACGTTTTTAATCCTTTATCTTTCCATTCCCCTAAAAATCTTCTAACACAGTCGGCAGCCTCCGAAGCATCTTTATAAAGTAACTCTAACGCAGTTTTTTTATCTATCACTAAACCACGTTTTACATCACTACCAGTGTGTCCATAACCGATAGTTAAAACTCCACTTGTGTCTTTATAAGCCTTTAATACTGGCTCCTTTATGTTACCAATTGGTTTTTTGGGGTCACCTTCTTCAAATTTAATATGGTCCCAAAAGTTTTGACTGGCCTTCATTTTAGTACCATCTTTTTTATCAACTTCATTCTCAATTAAATACATTTTACGTATTTGAGATTCTTCTGACTCATTTATAAATAACTTTGACATAAAAACTTTTATTAATAAATATCTATAATAACAAAAAACCCCTCACTTTGTGGGGGTTTCACTCATTAATGATATTGAACATGCGATGATATTATCGAACCACACTTTTTTAGGTCCATTCAAATTTTCTTTTTTAAATGTTTTTACATGACCATCAGTTGTCGATATAGTTATAGAATCCCTTTTCTGAACTTTAATTTCTCTTATGTTCATCTAAAACTAACTTCAACTGTTTTTGTTCAGTTTGATACTCTTTTAGTCTTTCTCTGGCGACTTCACAGTAATTTTTACTGATATCCATACCAATCCAAGGTCTACCTAACATTTCCGCAGCTAAACAAGTTGTTCCACTTCCGTTGAATGGGTCCATAACCACGTCTTCTTTATATGAAAGAATTTTAATTGCCCTATATGGTATATCTAATGAAAATGTCGCCTTTGTTTTTTGTCTAGTATCCGCAAAGTAATTCCACTGACCAAAGACTAATGACATAAAATCTTTTTTGTCT